GAGAATAGCCTGCATTGTAGAAGTTAAGTCTTGTACTGTGAATAAACTATTGCCTTCTGCGCTATAGCTAAATGTTGTTTGTGTTAACGCAGAATATCTTGTAGTAGGAGCTGAGTTAATCAATACGCTCTGTAAGATAGTATTAATATATCCGATCATATCTACAGTTAAAGGTAACAGAGTAGAATATGAAGTAGATAGAATGCTTGGATCGCTTACATAAGAATCAGCGGCATTGATCGATTGATTGATATCGCCAAACTTAAGATCGTATGATAATGCATTTAATAAGATGCCAATGTCGCGTTTGCATTTTACAGGATCTAAAACAAATTGTCCTGAATATTTTTGATCAATATAACCATAAATTTCAGCTTTCAAGAATTCCAAGTTGCCTTGGATGATATTGTAAGCATGAACAAAACCACCAGTGTTTGGATTAGCTAAGTAATTTGCTGGTCTAGATGGATCACGTAGATAGTGGTAACCAAAGTTGATAGGATCAAATACGTGCCAGCTACCGCTTGCGATAGTTGCGGTACTACCAATAGCTCGTTGGTTATTGTAATTTTCAGCTAGGTTAACATAGAAAGTGTTTTGGTTAACTGAAGTAATTTCACCGATAGCGGCATAGGTAACACCGTCTGGATTATATTGTGCAAAAACCTTTTTCTGCCAGCTCGAAGGAACTGTAACTGCCGAACTTGTTGTAAGAGTAAATGTAACTACCCCTGTTGTAGGATCGTTAGTAATACCAGCTGGAGTAACTGCAACACTTGTTAGTGTTGACGCATAGTCTGTTGCTGTGCTAATTTCGCAAGTAATCAAACCGTCAGTTTGTGTATCACGGCGGAACCACATGTTGACATATGGAGAAGTACTAATACTTGCTCTAGCTGTTCCGTTAACATACGCAGGTTTAATAATTGTACGGCGGAATTCATCACCACGTAAAGATACGTTGTCTGCCATACGAATCGGGAACTGTTCGTTGTACTCGCCCGATTCTACGATCAAGGAAATTTCTAATTTGTTATAGCGTTGTCCGTAGCGTAAATTTTCACCTTGGATAAAGTAACCAGAATATACATGCCAGAACTGTCCGCTGATACTATTCAAGTTAGTTAATGGAGAGTCCATTCTAACTACAAACGTATCATATACGTTACCATTAGCATCATAAGAATTGCTAACTGAAATAATAGTACCGCTTTGGCCACCAACGTTTTGATCTAGTTGGAACTTGTAACCTACCCAGAAATTTGGAATAGGAACGATATTGTAATTGATTAAGGTAAATGTAACATCACCGGTTAATTGATTTGGTGTAATAGCACTATTGAATGTCTGTGCATAATCTACATAAGCAACTTCGTAATATTCTTCTACGTTACTAGATTGTGTTAAACTGACGTTTAGAATGTCAGCCATCGCATTACTATCAGCACCTTGTAGGTACATACCAGGACGAATACTACGTTCAATAAATGGATCAGTACCTAGACCGCCGTTGTATGTGACATTAATTTTGATAGCATTAGGTATCAAACTTGTAGAAGTATTTTCAATTTGTACATTGGTTTGATAGTTGTTGGTTGTGATATAACGTTGGTACGGTCCTAATTTAATTTCACTAACTGCCTGCGATGCAATAGCGGCCTGCGCGGCTTGATTAATAGTTCTGAATGCATACGCTAAAGAACGGCCTCTCTTGTATGCAGGAACTGCATAGTTGGCATCGTTACCATTTAGGCTTACGTAAAAGTTGATTTTACTTAAAGGACTGTTTTGGTCTACATAGGCTTTAGTAGCCGCAGTATTGTCGGGATCTGTTTGAACAGGATCACGAAACAATACTAATGGACCACTCATTGTTCCCATACCGGTATTAATAGCACCAGTAGCAGGATCTACAGTATTAGTACCTTGTAAAGATATTTTAGTATCTACATAATCCTTACGAGTTAAATGGCTAGGTAACCATTGCCCTCTACTGATGTCAACAGTGGATGTAGTACCTGTAGAATTGTAAATTGTAATGTACTTGCCAGTATTTGTGCTTGTATTAGCTCCACTAGGAACTAACTGTATGTTATGACGTAGTGTGCTACCTTCTACAACTGTGGTTGTAAAGTTTGCACCTGTTTGTGGGTTGGTACTGGTGATAGATTGATAGTTACTATCACGATTTAAGAAATTGTCGTAGATCCACTTTTTAGTAGCAAGATCTTGATCATCAACTGGATCTGCAAAGTCAATACCACGCCAGGTATAGTTGGCACTTAAATTGTTAGCCAAAACGGGGTTTGGATCTTTAACAATGTTGGTGATTGTACTGTTTACAGTTAGGGTCTTGGCTGTTTGATCAGCAGTAAACTGTATACCGCCTAAACCTACTAGACTTAATTGAGTAAGTGTTAGACCAGATGCATCTGTTACGATTGCTTTATTGGGAGATAATAGATGTGGTGTATCTATTAGTTTGGTAAAATATAATCCTGAACCGACGCCTAATACACCGGCTATAGTTGCAAAGTTTTGATTGACTTTATTAAACGCATCGCGTATTGCGTCACCTGTGCCGTCGTTGGACTGGGCACCTAAATTAATTGTTTGAATCAGACTGGCTGTTGAAATTGTTGGCATTTTATTCCCTACGATCCTATATTTATCGGAGTAATTTCACTCCTCTCTCAGGTGTATAGTATTATAGGGTATTTACCAATAAACAGTCCAACGACTGTTAATTGTCAGTCAGACTCAAACATTTGCGCAACTTCTGTCTTAAGATCGTCACCTTGAATTAAATTAAAAACAGTGGTTTTAAAGCCTTGTAGAATAAGATTCCTGGCTTCAGTATCACCTAACCCTTTGCTATTAAGATACAGGATCATGCTTTCATCGATGAAAGCTGTTTGGCTTCCGTAACGTATTTTTGCACTTTCGTTTTCACTTGTAACATCGGGCCGACTATAGCACTTGCCGTTAGGACCTGTGACTATATTGATATTCTCAATTCCAGTCTCAACTACTTCTGCACCCGCATCAATATGTACCATGCTTTGATAAACAGTTTGGCTATTAGGCCCAGCTTCACCGGCTATTAACTGTGTACATAATGACTCTGCGCCCTTTTGGAATACTTTAAAAATAACCTCAGTATCACCTGAATCATTGTTATTCATGTAACCAAAGTTGCTAAAATTAGCACCATCGTCTAGCTCAATTTGAAATATGTGTTTATTAAACTTTCCGCCCTTGACAAATATTCCTAGATTAAGAGTAGATCCTTCTCGCAGATGTATGTCATATAAACATACCTGTTGCAATTTTGCATTGGTATCATTTAATACAAACAAGTCTAGTTGGCTGTTATCTCGAAGATCTATCTTGAGATGTTTAGCCACAAGACCCTTTTCTGTAGGAGTATGACGCAATACTACCTGGTCTTTTTTACCCTCTTTTAATTCGACTGTATTAGCTTCGCTGAGTTTAAATTGTTTTCCAAAGTACTCATCAGGACTAAACAACCAATCCGGATCGCCTTTTTCAGCTTGTAGAAAGCTCTGGATGCCCATCTTCTTCAATCCTTTTTAAAATATCAATATTGCCAGACAGCGCAAGTTGTCCCTTCGCCATAATATGAACGTGTGTCGGTTCTATTAACTCTAATACCTGTTTATCTTTACTAAAGATAATTCCGGCTCTACGTTTAGTATGAATGAAGTTTTTTATATTTAACGCTACTGCAAGTTTATCTTCTGCATCTAATTTTTCATCGATGTCGTCTACAATCAGTAGATTAGGATCGAGTAAGAAGCTGATTAGTAATTCGTTGCGTATGGCCTCGGAGTGAGTCATACCGTCGCTGTCGGCGGGTGTACTGCCGTGATTTTTATCTAATCCTAGGCTCTCCGCTGTTTCATTATATAATTCTTTTAGATCCTGCGGATCCCTTTTGTCTTTTCTTAGTTTTAGTATGTTACAAAACAGATCCCAGTTTGTAGTATTTGGTATTTCTACAGGATGCTGAAAGACAGATACAAGCCCGTTTAGGCTTCTTTCTTGTATTGATTGTTTTAGAAGACTTTTAGATTTAAATGTAATGGAACCGGAATCTACATCTACAAATGGTAACCCCGCCAGTGCCATGACTAATCCACTTTTTCCGCTACCAGTGGGGCCAAGAACTACGTGGACTTCTCCGGGCTTGACTTCTAGGTTAACATCTTTAAGTATTTCATTGTCTGCTGATTTTATGTTTAGATTTTTTATTTTTAGCATTTAACTATTATAACTTCTTTAGATGTTGAAATCAAATATACGATTGTTAATTACTGACCAATCCATAATCTTCCATTGATTGGCAAGATACTTTTGTTTGTCTGCTTGATAGTCTAATGCCCAAGCATGTTCCCACCAGTCTATTAAAATTACGATATCTTCTTTGATTTCGTGATTTGTGATTGTTTTAATTTTGCCGTCTTTGGCTAGATATACCCAACCACTGCCTTGTATTTTCATAGCAGTGGTTTCGAATGATTCTTGAAAATTATCCCAACTCTTATGATGTTTTTCAATAAAGGTTAGGATGTTGCCAGTAGGTTTATTGCTACCTTCGGGTGGCATAAATTGGCTGAAATAGATGCTATGTAAGTATGCGCCAGCTTCGTTAAAGTTAGGATCGCCTTCCCCCGCATTAAAACGGTCAACATAGGCTTTATATAGCTTTCCGTAATGATATTCTATGGCCTGTTTGCTTAGGCTACGTTCCAGCCCGTCTTTAGCGTAGGGCAATGTTATCTGCGTCAGCTCCTTTGGAGTACGTCCTTCAGCAATAGTTTTTATAAAATTGTACATAATAAATATCTCGTCAAGCGGTCAATAGGGCATCCGAGGATCCGCAAGCCGTGAATTTTCCCTATTTCTTTTTTCAGCACAGCCAATGTGGCTGAACGGTAAATCGGCGCTTGACTCTTTTTGCATATCCATGGTATTTATGAGATATTAAATAGCTGTACTTTTAAAAGGAAGGTTCCATCATGGAAATTATTATTGGTATTATTTTCGTAGTTATTGTAGCTCTTGTATTCTTTAGCAGAAAACCAAAAGAGTTAGTTCAAGCAGAGCAAGCAGAAGTTGCTCCATACAAGGTAGAAACTGTTGAAGCCGCTCCAGCACCTGTTGTTGAAGAAGTTAAAGCAGAAGCTCCAGCTAAAAAGCCACGTGCTCCACGTAAGCCAAAAGCTGAAACAGCTAAAGCACCAGCCGCAAAGAAAACAGCTGGTCGTAAGCCTAAAGCAAAGTAAGTTCTTTTGCCTGCTCGTATAGAGCAAAGCTGGCTAGATTCTTAGCCTTAGATTCGCACATGATATCATGTGTTTCTAAAAAGCTCAGTGCCCATTCATTCGCTGGTTGATTCCAGTAGAAATTAGAATGTGCTCTGAGCTTTTGCTTTTTGTAGCCTTCTACAAGTAATGATGCCATGTCTGGCCGATGGGTAGTTGAATGCCCCACAAGAATATCTTCGCGAGATATGCTGTAATGCATAGTAGGACGAAGACCGCGCCAACTGTCAACAACTCGCTTAACACGGTCGTCTCCAGGTTGTATGTACTCTCCCTCACGTATCCAATGATGATGTATATCAAGGACGATAGGAATAGTATCTGTAAGAGTGAGACAGTCATCTAAACCCCATGAATTTTCTTCGTTTTCGATAGTAATACAGTTGCGAGCCTCTGGACTCAGTCGCTTATAGGCACGCCTAATACCTTCCGGGCCTTGTTTACCGCTGATGTGTACATTGATTTTGAAGTCTTGGAACTTTTGTCCGTATCCCATCCATCGTGCGATGTCTGTGTGATATTCGAACTCGTCAATCGACCGTCCGACAATGCCTGGGTTATCGCTTGCCAAGACAGTAAACTGCCCAGGATGCATAGACAGGCGAACATTGCGATCGCGAGCAAGGTCGCCCACTCTCTTAAAGTGGGTTTCGGCGTATGATACAACGTCAGGTTTACGCCAATAATAAGCAAAGTCAGCGTGAGTATAAACAGGCAGAATGTCAGAGCTAATCCTAACCATCCGAAGAGAAGGATCAAGGGTGCTGACACGTTCCACCAACCTGTAAACAGCTTCGATATTGCCTACCATTAGGTTCCATAACTTTTGCTCCGCGACATCTCTTGATTGTCTATTTAACCAAGCTACTGTAGTTGTGCCCGTGTTAAACTGTCTAGCTGTATCAGTTTGTTTAATACCGTCAATTTGGCTAGGCCCGTCAATCCACTTGCAGGCAAAGCCTATACGTTTAGTCATTTTTTTGCTTTCGTTAGAGTCCATGAACCATTGCCTGCATCTTCCCACAGTAGAGTATCACCTTCTTTCCAGCCCTGTAGATCTAGTAATTCTTGTGGAAGAGGAAGTACGATATCTCCACTACCGTCGTCGGCTTCTTCAACTGTAACGGTCCACTTCGTATTCTGAGTAGTCATAATGTTCCCATGTTTTTGCGTCATAATTCCAATGCCGGGTGTCGTAGATACGGAAACTCACTCCGTATCCAAAAATACCAAAAACTATATCAAACCCTGCGTGATCTTCTCGTATGCTATAGTTGATATCAAAATCAATTAGAGAACCGCTGTAATAACTGTGTTCAAGTTCCCACGCATGATTTTTAAACAGTTTGCCTGAGATACAACCTAACGGTTTGAAATGATCAAACGGTAAACTAATCTGTGCTCGAAGCGAGAAAATCTTCATTCAGTATACTTTCTAACCAAGGTTTACATTCTTCCCAAGTGCGATAGATATGAGCATGGCCACCGGCATTCTCCCATTCTACACAATTACTGGTGCGGTCGTCAATCAAAATATCGCCCGGTTTACAGTGGCGCCATTTGTCGTGACTGAAAGGTCCTAGGAATACAGGAATGCCTGGAAAGTATTTTGCCGCCCAGTTAACCTTGTCCATAGGAGCAAATTGAACAGAATAATCATGTGGTAGTGCTGTTAAGAACGCAAGGCCTTCTGCTCGGCCATCCATTACAGCATCACGACAGTATTGTACTAATTCAATAGCACCTTCTTTCAAAGGTAGGTCGCGATACATACGTGCCTTGGCCTTGACCTTATCCCAGTCACTATCGGGAATACGCTCGCCGTAATTCCAACTGCGATTTACGATTGCACGGGCAGTACCCATCCAATCTGCTACAACATCATCCATGTCTAAATATATAATCATAATGATATTATAGCAGATATTTTGATAAAGGTCAACCTTCGTATGTAGCGGAATTAGCACCGTGTTCAAAAACTTCTACGCTTTTAACACGAACTGATGGATTGATTGGATAGCGCATGTCACCTGATGCCAGTAATTCTGCCATCTTATCATAGCACATTTTGGCAAACATTTCACAACCCACACCAGGTACAATACGTAGGTCGCACACGCCCGATCTGCGGTATGGCTCTACTTGTACACGTTCTGGATTATTATCATGTTCTGGATTTGAACTCCAGCCCGACATCTCTTTAAAACGATCTAACATTGGATCATCTTCGGCAATAACCAAAGTATGATCAAACATTGAGTCTGCCCACGCTTTGAATTCTTTGAGTCCACCGAAGTCCATACACCAGTTTTTGTCGTCTAGTGTATCACATTCAAAGATCAGTTTGATACCGATTGAGTATCCATGTAGTGTTGAACAATGGCTGTGTGTGGCACGCCATTGACGGAAACAACAGGATAGACCCCTATCGTTTCCGTAAGTTTTTGTTGAATAGAATTTTGCCATCTCTAGTCTCCTTTATATAAAGTAGCAAGTTTGATGACATGCAGAGTGTTTAAAGTCGGATGAATGCCATGAGAGTCGACTGCTGTGTGTTATAAACTATTATAACACCTTTATTTAATCTTTCCTAGTCTCTTCAAATGATTTTTTTACGTCTTGTTTGATTTCTCTGATATCCTGTACAACTTCGCTCAACAGTTCATATTCTTCTGTTTTGGAGTCTACAAGATGACGGACGATTTTCATTGTCCAAAACCACCATATGGCAGTAATGGTAAAACCGCAACTAACAATTAACCATAGTAGGTGTAAGTTAACCACCTTATCCCATTGTGTAACTATGCCAATGATAACAGTAGTTACAAAGCCGCTGAGGTATAGCCAGCCCTGACGTTCTCGATTGTATGCCTGAATCTTTTCTAGATGTTTTTTTAATTTTGTTTCCATAGTAATCCCCTAAATAAGTGCCTAAACAAGATTGCTCTTGTATTATTACTTATGGTCGATCACTGATGAATTAACTGCCGATTAAACCGAACGGCTTCCATTCACCCGGTGTACCTGATTGAATGCAAACCCAACCGATGTAGCTCATGCTCTTAGGACCATCATTCCAAATGATGTCACCTTTAACATAAGAACCTTCTGTAGGTATATCACTACCTGTAGCAAACAATTTGTTTGCCCAACGGATATTACCTGCAACTTCAAAATCTTCTCTTGGATTTTTAACATTGACGCCGACTTGGCCATAGATGCGTGTGGTAGCAGTTCTATCAGTTTCATTGCTGATAGTAACGTCACCGTTGTATTCTACGCTGATACGTGCTTGGCTGTCTGTGATGATATCTAGACTCTTAGTCTGGATAGCACCGATCTTACCACGGCTATTATCGCCGCCAGTCATAACCAATTCTACGTCATTAACTGAATCGTAAACTGTTAGAACACCGGTACCTGCATCTGTGCCAATGCTTAGGTTTCCTGTTACGCTGTTAAAAAATACGCTCTCACCAAGATTAACATCACCGCTTACAGTTAGATCTTGTAAAACACCAACTTGTTGTAGATTGGATACTGTAACACTACCGCCTAGTGTGCTTTGGCTCAATACAGGCATGCCTGCGATATGATAAGCACGATCTGGGGCTAGATCTAAACTGTCTGTGGCCCAAAAACGACTAGGATCATCTCTCCAAATAAATTGGCGAGCATAATCATTCTGAGGCCAAACAAAACCATGTCCGGCATTTGAGCCAGTTTCGTTGTTTGTGGAAAATTCAAAGAATGGAGCATCATACTTTGTATGAGTAACTAATTCGTTAGTTTGTATTTTAGCGGCGTTTAAAACACCATACACCGTTAGGTTGCTGGACGCAACTACGGTTCCATTTTCTAGGGTTAGGACATCATTTAGTGACATTAGCGTATTCCAATAGTAGATATGCCCTTTTTGGGCTTTACCTACTATTTAGCGGAATACGTTGTAGTTTATTCGTGCTTGTTAATGACTGTGTCAGCAAGACCGAATGCAACAGCTTCTTCAGCACTTAAAAATGTATCAAACTTCATAGTTTCGTACATTTCATCATATGTTTTGCCCGCTGTATTGTGACGCACATACAACTGTGTAAGGCGCTCGTTAATGCGCTGACTTTCTTCAAAAGTGCGTTTAGCGTCCTCAAATTGTAGTTCTTGAACGTGTACGCTACCACCAGTGCCCGGAGTACCCGAACTAACACGATGGATCATAGTGCGTGATTCTGGCAATACATATCGTTTACCTGCCGCCCCAGCTTGTGCTAAGAAACTACCCATTGAACAGGCCTGACCCATAACATAGGTTGCAACATCGCATTTAATAAACTGCATTACATCATAAATGCTAAGTCCTGCTGTAACAAGGCCGCCTGGACTATTGATGTAAAAATTGATGTCTTTATCTGGATCTTCTGACTCTAAAAACAACATCTGTGCTACGATTACATTGGCAGTATTATCGTCTACAGGACCATTTAAGAACACGATACGTTCTTTTAAAAGTCGGCTGTAGATATCATAAGCCCGTTCTCCTGAACTGGTCTTTTCGATTACCATTGGTACTAAGTTCATTCTGTTTCCTTTGCTATTTGTTTGTAACCAGCCCAGCTTGGGTGGATTTTATCTGCTTGTGTACTTGTAATTGGCAACACAACATCTCCGTGTTCCTCAGCTACTTTTTTAACTATACGTTGTATTTCTTCAATACTAACTCCGCTTTTTGGATTATTGCCTACTGGTAATATCCAAAATACACGTTTGCCTTGTACGAGAGCTCGAACATTATTAAGTTCTGCTTCTGTTTTAATATACTTGTGATCATTGGTGCCTAGGCTAATGATCACTGTTTCAGCTGACATGTTTGGCTGACTGTGATACATATTAACCCATTGATAACTGTTAATGCCGCCTTTAGCTACCATTCGGCACTCTTGTTTAAATTGGTGCGTACCTACTGCTATACTGTCACCTACTATTAGACAATCTAACATTTTTCATTTTCCTTTTGTTTATCTATAATGATATCGTCTGCCTTAAACATAGTTTCTAAATCTCTAATACGACTCAGTAGTCTTTGGCCATTAATAGCATGTTTCCATGCTTCTAAATGTAATTCTTCTAATATAGTCTTACGAGTTTTTCTATCCATTCTGTTTTCCTAAATCGTATTGCTTGACCATTTTGTAAAGAGGGTCTAACGGCTCACCCCTACGTTCTAGTATATCCGGACGAGCCTCGGCTAACATACTTAGATAATATTCATCCGGAAAATGTCTTAATACACTATAGGCTTGCTGACGAATTTCTTTTGGTACCCTAGGAGTTTTTTTAGGATCTAGCAATTCCTCACATAGATCCTTAGCCCACATTATAGCACGATAGCGTTCATCGGGCAAGGTCATTCTTCATAGCCTTGCTTGAGATAATCTTCTTCGCTTTCTTCGTAGTCAATACCGCCGTGCTCTTTACAAGCAGTTTTAATCCAACCGCCACCTGTTCTTGTGCCTGGCTTACCACAAGTTTCGCAAGTAATAGCTGACATCGATTCTGCCATGCTTACAAGTCCAGCAATATAATCATCCCCACCACGATAATAAAAACGTAGTGTGCCAAACTTTTCTTTAACTTGTTCTAGCACCACCTGTGGTACAACTTCTTCTGTACGGTTCTTCCAATCAAGGTGATGTTGGATATTTTGCATCAGACTATTTAAAATAGGAAACCAACCATCACCGCAACTGAATCCCCAACACATAGCTGTTTCGGTCATTGGCTTATTACGATCCGCCATCATCTTTGGAAATGTCTTACATAGATATTCGTCTAGTTCTCTTTTCATACAATCTTCCCTAACCCATTATAAATCAATTGATCTAGCTCTGCTTGATAGTCTTGTCCATTTCTACGTTTGAGCCAGATAGCAGTAAGTAATTCTCGACCATCACCACTGGCTCCGACGGCAAGCCCACGTGTTTCCATTTCTTCTAGGATATCATTATCGTCAAAATCATCCAAGCCAACATCGATTTCGACTTCTTTATAAACTGTAGTGTATCTACTCATTTGATAACCCCATAAAAATCATTTCACGTTCTGTTAGATTAGCGACCGGCTTAAGCCAACCTCTATTATAGCACTGGACAATAATACTCCTATATTGCGCAGGGCACTCTGCATCGATTTCAAATCCTGCACGTTGTGACACAGTGAACTTGTCGTGGATAAGAAAGTTTTTATCCCCGGGTTTAATCGTATGGATCTTACTTTCGTATACGTTAAAATTAGTCATCGGCTAATTTGATATTCACAAATACCAGGAAGGCATTAACTGCCGCCCATATCCAATCGCCTCGACCAAAGCAGTCAATAGCCGCTAAGGCACACCAACCTGCTATAAACAATGAGATTTTATTTTGATTACGAAAAAACCAATTCCTCATTTTACGAATTCCTTTAAGTTAGGTGGGACCCAGCCCACAGGTTTCAAAACTTTTCCATCTTCACGTTTACGAACCTTGCCTGTTTCTTTATCGATCTTAGCAAAGTTTGTACTCATAACTTCTTTCCAAGCACCTTCTCCATCAGCACCTAAAGAATGTACGGCTCCGATAGTTACGACTAAAATATCAATTAGTGCATCTAATGTTTCTACATGATCGTTATTGTTGATAGCAACATTGAGTTCTTTGAATTCTTCATCAATCAACGAAACATAAAGTTTAAATTGATCTACGTTAAATCCTTCGACTGTTTGGTCGCAGGCCCGCATAAATTTTTCTTGATCACGAAACGGATTCATATATTTCCTCTTCTAAATAACGTTTTAATTCTTTGTCAGTTGGTTGTACAGAGTAGTTCTGTTTGAAGAATATTTCATAACTATCGCTACCGTATTTTCCGATGCCATATAACATTGTAGCATCATTTCCGTCCCAAGTCAAAAAGTCTTGACTCATTCCCATCAATCTTTGATAGCGAACAGTCATCATGCCCAAAGGCTCAATGATACTTTTGACAAACTCTTCATCGGCATTTAACAGGGCATAAGGCGTTGGGAACCAATAAAGGAACTCCGGCAATACACTTTTGACAGGCTTGCGCCCAGTTTGATTTAGCATGATGACCCCAACCATGTGTTGCCACGGGCCATCGATTTGCTGTTGAACCATTAGATCATCACGCAGATTCTCAAATAACTTCATCTTCTATGCTTTCGACTCTGCTAGATTCCATTGCGGCTTCTAGCATCATTATTAGTTTTGAAACTCCTGCATCGGTCATAGTAAGTGTAGTATAACCCATACTAAGGGTTACTTTACCATCTTCAGTTTTTCCAACGCTGTACACAGGACCTTTTGGTTGAGAGTTAGGAACCTCAACTGGTTTGATCTCCGGATTACTATATTCTGCTTCTTTACTTTTAAACCAGCCCATCATGATTTTCCTTCCATTCTTTAGCACGTTGTTTAGCCGCTTCTGGATCACGTTCAAATTCATCGATATAATTTTTAAGCATCTTGTTCATCCAATCGTTGAATGTCATGTTCTCAGCATGTGCGGCTTTGAACGCAAACATCAACAAATCATCTGGCAAATCTAGAGGCATGCTTATATCAGTGGAATATTCTTCACCTGCTTTAATGGCAAGACATTTTTGAATGAAATCGTCATCGACTTCTAAATCAACATACTCAACATCATCCCATGCTTCATTTAAATTAACTAAATGGCGTTTGGCTTCTTTGGCATACTTCTCACGCTTGTTTTCGGCTATCAAACGATAGGCACGGTCGTTGGTATAGTCGCATACTGTGACTTCATAGATCTTTTGGGTCTTGGTGCTAAACACAATATTGAAACTATACCCACCTTTGTCGTGGAGTCCGTTCCAACTAGACAGTTGATAGGCATTGGGGCCATAGCAACTCCAAGTATAATCACTACCTTCAGTGATCTTGTAATCGACCAGTTCCATCCATTCTTTAAGTGTTATCATTTTTGTACCTTTCTACATTGAGCTTTCTGCATTGTTCTTTGATTTCCGGGGGATAGTCAGGACTTATTTCTGCTATGCTACAATTATACACTACTTCGCCGTGCCTGGGCAAGGTGAAATAGCTCAAACTGTATCCTATTGATAAACTAACTAATACAATTAATACTTGTCTCATGCTATTCACACATTATAAAAATTGTGGCAAAAAAGATAGCCCAGAACAAGTGTCCTGTGGCTACTAAGAATAGTGGAAATATCCAATGCATTATTTGATACCAAAGAATTGTTTAATAAGGATAGCGGCACCACCACTGGTAGTTTGAGTGGCATTGCCTGCCTCGCAGATATCTATACATTTTTGTGCAGTAGATGTTACGAGTTTCTCCACAAGCTCATTTGGCAGGCTATATCTTACACCATTAGCCCCTTCAGTAAGGCTCGCTTCTTCGTAAAGTTCTTGTATATTTTCATTCATAATATATTCCTAAGGACAAATTTTAACAATATCTTCGGCACTCCGACCTGCTTTGGCTAACTCTAATCTACAACTATCACGCTGATGTGATGATAAACCTGCGCCAACAAACATCAGCACAATAACAGCAAAGAGTCCGATTCCTAACCATTTTTCAAATTGATAGTTCATTTAAACACCTTCAATATCATAATGTCTGCGTTAATACGACCATTTAAAGGCACCTCAGTAGCTTTGATGTTTTTGACCCAAGTCTCAATACGCTTCTGTGTGTTTTGCTCTTTAAACTCTCGCAACTGTACTTCTGGTTTACGCAGAGTCTTCTGCGTACTCTTGTCAGTAAAGTTACCAATAGTAGTACCTTTAACTGTCAATCCGTTGCTGTTAAGGCTGGTATAGATACCAATCTTACGTGTCTTGGTGTTGTAAACAACAGCGCCTTGGGCACCAATCAACTGTGCTGGTGGCACAGAAGTAAGTCCTAACTTGTCGTCACTGGCTTTGAATTTAAGTTTAGCAACCAACTTGTCTGCTGGCACTTGTTTCTTAGCACGTGGCTTCTTGTTAAGTTTAGCCTCAGCCGCAATCTGATCACACGCTGTCATAATGCTGTCGTAAAACTCGATCAGTTTCTTAACGTTCTTTCGACTAACATGACTGTAACCTTCACGCAACTGCTCGTCTGCATTACCGCTGGCAAGCTCTAACAGCTCGTCATGTCCTGACTTAAAGTAAGCCTTGATAAAGCGACTGTGAGCGGCCTTGGCACCCTTGCCACGCAATAGGTTAGCCATCTTAAATGCTTTTGGATCAAACGCATCTGGGTCAGTAATCCAAGAATCAATAGCATAGTCAATTTCTTCGCTCATGTCACCTGCGGCTTCTTTCAAACGATCCTGGATAGTAACCACAGGAGCCGCGGCCTTGACTTCCTTAACTGCTACTTCTTCTTCAATGTCATTCTTGCCTGCGTCGACTACTTCTTTAATACTTTTCTTAAGGTACTCAGAAAAGCTACTACCCTTGTTCCATTCTGGATGATTGTCTGGCATACCTTTGATAAGGCAAGCGGCAATCGCACCCATTGTAGCATTACAGCGCCAGTCTTTGGTTTTCTTGAATTCTGCGATCTCTGCTTTAGACATTCCAGCACGACCCATCCAATCAATAACCTTTGGCTTCAAATCTTTAGCAGAAGTTTCTAATCGATACCATTTCATGGCATCGCGGTATTTGGCACCAAACTGTTCACCTGTAAGACCATCAATGTCGTCCCATTTTGGACTCAAATCTTTGCCGCGATTTTGACGAATTGCGATACTTGCCTGTTTAAGTTTTGTTGCCATTTGCACTCCTTAGTGTTCAATATGTATATATTATACAGTCTTTATTTGGTTTTGTCAAGCGCCATCATCGGGCCATTCTGAAGGAATCCAGCCCAATTTTTGGAAGTCTGCTCGGATTTCTTCAGTAACTGTACCTTCTGAAACGTATTTGGTACGGACTTGCCAATTCTCGAAAGTTTCACTACCGGTTGGTTCGTAGCTGGCATTTAACCCGCCCATTCCAGAACAGTACCAATCAATATAGTCGCCCTTTTGTAGCATATCTGCCACAATTCCTCCGGCATGACGCCATGAGCATGACCAGTATTCGTCTTTTAGGATTGGAAAGACATCTAGACGTTGCCAGCGCATATTACACATGGCGGCATAGATATTTTGGGCATAATCCTCACGAGTGCGGGCCTTTTCCAAAATCCATTCACAAGTACGCAGATCGTACTCTAAATCATTTTCTGGACGATTTTCATATTCGGACTCATTAGCCCAAGTATTGTACATTTCAACGATAGAAGTATCGGGCTCTTTGCCTTGTTCTTTACATCGTTTGATATAACCGTCTCGTTGAAAGGTGTGGCGTTCAGGACTTTTGCTTATGGAATTCTCGGACATCTGCACATGCTTTCTTTAGGGTTTCTGCATAGTTAAGAGCTTGCTGTTCACTCATAATAAGATCGGCTTCGAATTTAATGTAACCTTTAGTCAACAATGTCCACATCTTTTGCCAACGATTCCATTTCCACCATTGTGTCTTTTGTTGAGTGTAGATAGTTACAGTAACACCGTAGTCTTCTTCTGCTTCTACCCAAACTTCGTGTGAGTGATTACAATCTCCACATTCGCATACAACCTGATAGAGTTTAGCGCCGCCGTAGTCTTTACGAAGCAGGATACCTTCTGCTGGGACTTGTGATGTCATTGTAGTGTTCTTCCTTTGTTAGGATCCTCTTCATCGCTACGCATTAATGTTTCGATTATAGCCTTAGCCCATTCAGGATCTTCCTCCATTAGCTCTTCGATATCCACTCGTTGACTCTTTTCGAGCATCTCTCCGCTCTCGGCCATGCGAGTAATTTCGGCAACCAATTCGTCAAGCTCTTCCTGGGTGCCATCAAAATTATCAAATGCGCCTGGAGCAAATTCAATTTTAATTTTCTTAGTCATAAATCTCTTTCAATGATAGTATGAAACTTTTTCGTAAACTTCCATTCTGGTCCGGCCAGTACTCCTTTTTCAGGAATAATAAACATGTGATTTGGAAACCTAGCTTTGACATGATTAATTAATTCATCTTCGGATTTGCCTTGCCCTAGGAACACATCAGTATCTTTATCAAACCAATAGTATATAGGCCCGTTGTTTTCAATTTTAACTTCATGCACTATATCATTTAACACTTCTTTTATCGAATCTCTAATTTTAGCATCGAGAAAATATGCAGTTATACTCTTTGCCAAAGAATAAAAAAACAACGCCATGACAGCGTATACTATCAAATCGGTATAAGATTCCATTACTTTCTCCAATCAAATGGACATTTCTTTTTCTTCAACCACTTTCGGTTTTTGATCCAATCGTGGGCCATATCATACAACTTGTCCAAACTTAGTTTGGAAATGTAGTTTTTCAAAACAACCATTCCATACATAGTCTTTAGTATTTCTTCAGTTTGATCAATCCTTTCTAGTTCAACCTTACGACCTTTTGGATCTATAAAGCGAACGTAAAACAAAGGATCACCACGCTTGAACTCTAACGGCTTACTAGGATCTAGTATTTCAAATGTAAAGTCTAACGGTCTTACCCAACGATGTATGTTGTATGTGCCAGGAATCACTCGTATGTTCCGTAGTGTTTCACTATCATGCATCATAGCAGGTAATGATTCAATAATGATATCTTCATCTGCTACAAACACCATCTTAGGTCCTAACGTACAGATTGGACGATCCGGATTTATAAAATCATTAGGTCTTCTGATAACCCACTCATTATAAAACTTTTGATCAAATCTGTCAATACTAAATGTCTTAGCACTTACCTTAGGAGTGAGTACAAAGTCAATAGGCGAACGGACAAGATAGGTATTTTTAAAATAACCTTGTATAGCGGGGCATGGGAGGATATCGCTACCTTCCCTATCTCCTGCAATAGACTTGTAAGCCAGTTCGGGGGGCTGTACTGCTACATTCTGCCATTCACTAAAGTAACCGAAGCTTTCGCTAGGTTTACCCTCGTTATGTACAAATGGAAACCAACCTACCTTAACTGTCATGTCCACAGTCCTTGACGAACTTTAATTAACCGAATCATCATTTGTTCATCTTCTTTTTCATAGGCCTTTTCAATCTTATGAAGTTCATCAAGCGCCATTTTGGAAGCTTTCTTAAGTTCAGGAGTTTTATCTCCTCCAAACCTCAAACGTCCACCATTTTGTAAACGGCTAAGTTCACAGTAGGCAGTCCAACCGCTTGCTTCATAAGGATCTGGGCGATTGCGATAAGTCTGAGTCCACCAAGTGTAAAGCTCTTTGATTTCTTTTGCGGCCTTGGCTTGATGTGTAGGCTCAGCTAGATGTTTCTTATCATCTTCCAAAAACTCTGCATTAGTAAGACCAGCGGCCCAATCCAAGTAAGCGAGGCCTGCTTCTGGGCACCGCCAAGTGCGCCAACGTAACCAGCCACTACGATACCAAGGAACATTGTATTTCTTCTGTTCCTCTGGGTTCCACATCACATAGTGCCACGCTTGTTCGATTTCAACAAAGTCCACAAGTTCGTTAAACAAACAAGGGAGAAACCGATTACCAACGTCACTCCAACTGCCAGGGCGGATATCACGAGGGTGGGCAGTAAGAGCATGGCTCTTAGAAATGAAACGATTGTTGATGTAATATCTGATGTCATTTAGTCGATCCGGTATAAAAAGAAAGAAGCCTTGAATGTTATCAAGTAGTTCTTCCGCAATCCAATAGCGCACCGGGTTGTACTGCTCGGCTTCAGTTCGCCAGCTATCCCAACCTTCGCTGGTAGCCGCACCTAGTTTAGCAGTACCGCGAACCCAATCTGCAAATTTTGTGCATGACCAATAGTTTCTCATTTGTGTCTAATCCTTAAAAGCATTTCGTGATAAAGTCTAAACGTGTTTTCTGCATCGTCTAGAGCATCGTGTTTGCGCCCTTTGAAATTCATATTGTACTTAGTCATCACCTTGCTCAAGCCGCCTTGAACAGGTAACCCACGAGCAATACACTCGCTCACGTACAATGTCTTGGCATCAATCCATCTACGTCCAAAACAAAAACTATCGTACTTTTCTAGACCTAGTTGACTAAAAATTTCTTCGCTGTCGCCACCGCCCCAAGTAAGAGGATTTATAAAGGTTGAATGCCTTTGATGGAAATCACTTAACTGTGCGTATGCTTCTTCTAGTGTAACACCTTTTTCATCGATGTCCTTCTGACTAATGCCAGTTAGTTCGATAATAAAATCGTTGAGCTTTTCTTTTGGATCTACATAGATACGCAGGCGCTGACTAATCTCACCCGAGTCGGTATCGCCTATTACAGCACCAATTTGGATAATTTTGCCAGACGGTTGATTTAGTTCAAGGTCCAGAGCTGTTAATTTCATAATACTATTATAACAGATCTATTTGGTTTTGTCAACTATAAAGGAACTCTTTTTTGGGCGGAATCGCCAAACCGTAAGTAGTATTCTGTAATTTTGGACCCTTCAAATACTGCGGATATCATGTACTTGTGTCCATATGTTGCTGGATCCAAATATCGATTCCATCTCGGACTGTCTGGAACTGCATTTTCCATAACCCATTTTCCGTGATCAGTTTGTTGCCATTTATAAATTGGCTCAGCGACCATCAAGTCTGGGTCTTCAACATCGCCCATTGCGATAGTATGCACGATAATTTGTTTAGATTCTATGACCATGTTATTATGAACACGGTAGCGATTTCTTCCTCCATCTCCACTCCTATATGGTGATATCCTGTAGTAGTTGAGGGAGGGTAGGAGTTCCTGGCCGAATACATCAAACATGGAAACCCTTTTGCTGATAGCCATCCGCTTAGTTCACTTTCCCAATAAGTTTTTCTTTCATAATACCCTTCGTATGCTTCTACGTGGTATCCATTTTCTTCTTTGAATGCGTTCAAGACATTGTTAAACAACTGATTGCCTAAACCTTCTTGATTAAAATTTATGCGTATTCGGCCCATCGTAATGCAAATAGTGTAGCGTCTTTATGTAAGTTAAATGTAAACAGATAAATGTCCCAATCATTAGGCAATAGATCCATTTTCCAACTTTTAGTGTGAAACTGGTCAACGCACCAGACCGCGGCCTTGTGTGCATTGTTATGCCCTTTAATCTTGAATTGGGTCTGGGAGATCATCTTCTAAGAAATCCGGGTTTAACTCAACATCTGGCAAACGCATACCAGTACGTAGCAATACCTTTTGATCAGCAGGTCGATTCATTATCATTTCACGGAAGGATCCAATTGGTCCTTTTTCATCTTGACTCATGCTTTGCCAACTGCGGACTTCAAGCAAATCTTCGATGCCATTAGATATTGCAATAACATAGTGAATCTCGGAATACCCTTCGATATTCATACTGTGTACAACTGTACCTTCTGTTAGACGATTGTACCCAGGACCTGCGGCAATACCATAAACCCATGCAGGATCGCCGATTTTGTATTCTTTTTTTACGCTACGGTTAGCCATACTAATCCAATATATGTTAATTGGTGTGCCATTTGATCAGCACCCAACCATGCCCAGAACTTCGGGTTTTCAATAGTATACCCGTATTTCTTGTTGATATTCATTTTTGCCCAATCAATATGATAGTGCAGTACAAAATCAATGAATCCTATAATTAAAGAGAAAAACCAATAGTCTAAACCGAAGACTAGGGTAGACACAAACACGGTACCTAAACCTTGTTTAAAACTATGCCACATGCCTACAGCATTTAGATAGATACCTTTGCCTGCTACTTCGGCTTCTGTTTGATCAACAAAATCGATATACCAGTGTTTGATCTGCAATAAGATCAAAAGTGCAAAAACATAATTACTCATCTTCGGCTTTCTCTAAAACTACTTTACCTTCAAGTAGGTCCTTGACAAATCTCAACGCTTTACGGTTAGTATCAAAGATATACTCGGCATCTTCTTCGTCAGTGCGTAGTGCGACGATTACACCATTTTTTACTTTACGTAATTCAATTGAATCAAAATTGTCCATAGGACCTCTCTTTATTGTGGAACTGACAAATTATAATTAAAGTGGAAGATACCGATGTGAGCAATTTCTCTGCTCAACTCGTGATCGACCCAGACTTCAAAGCCAGCCTGTTTGGCTTTATTACAGAAATAGATATCCTCACCAATTTCAAGATTAATTTCTGGAACATAATCTTGTAGGTAATGTGGCTGTGGAATCTTCTCGTAAACTGAACGATGAACTAACATCATACCATGTGGTAGAACATCTACTTGTTGCATTGGGGGACTATTGTCATCTGTAACCAATTCTGTAAAGTTACCAGCACTTCCCATCATACCAGTAAAGCCTGGATTTGGGAAACGACGTCTACGATAGTTTGCGCCTACCAAATGAACACCACGCTTCAATAATTTGATAGGTGCATCGATTGGGAACTTCATATCTGAGTCAACCCACCAAGCATAATCAAAATCACTCTTTAGGAAAATGTCAGTTAGGTTACGTCTAGCGATAGTAATAACTGATCCAATGTTAAATGCACAGTTGATCTTAATACCATTAGCAACCATGTTTGCGGCCGCCATCGCCAAATGTTGTGCAAATTCTGCATTAACCATTTCCATTGCTGGAACAAGGATCATAACACTTGGTGTCTTGCCTGCAGGTTGTTGTACCTTCTGAGCAGGTTGTGCTTGTGGTACTGGTTGTTGAGCCTGTTGTGCAGGAGCGGCCAATGGAGCTACCTGAGGCTTAACATTAATATTCAACTTATTTTTTTTCATCTTTTACCTTTTTATTTTTTAATTGTTGGCTCAATAACTTTATTTGATTTTGGCTTAGAAGTCTTGGACCATCTGTACTGTAATTATCAGATAATATTTCTTCAAATGCTAGGTTTGAATGTTGTGTAGCCGTGTTATTCTCCGCACTCTTCTGCACTTGGGTCACCTTCTTGATTGGCCTGGAATTTTACTGTGATACCACCTTCTGGTGTACGCAGATATTTTACTCCATCAATACATAGTATTGAAAACTCTTTAGGAGTATCTGTATCTTCAGATGCTTCGTGTAAGACTTTAACGTCCAATTTATCTTTAAAACGTTGGATAGGTTCTTTGCCACAGGATGCAACTCCTAGTGCGGCAAGAAGAACAGCTACTAAAAAAATTCGTTTCATACGTAAATCCTAGATATCATAGTCTTATTATAGCACCAGTGCTAGAATAATACAAGAGTTTTTTAACCAAAATGGTTATCTATGGATCCAGTCTTTTGATTGAAATGGTTTGGAAATTTGACTACGGCTTAGGTAGTAGATGCAACGCTTTTTAAGGCGTCTGATGATACGATGGTCGCTGTCCCAATCAAATGCTTTGAGATACATGCGCCATGTGTTGTAGTAGCGGCGTTTGCCTTTTTGTGGTTCATTGAAATAGTCAACTATCTGCTTCATATCGCCATAAAACTTTTCATTTAGCTCACATGCCATATTGAATGCATAAGCATCAATTTCGTCATTGTCACCTAAATATTCTTGTTCTTGGCGCTGTTTAGTTGATTCGGCTGTTGAACTGTAGCCTGGAAGATTTTTAAATTTACGCTTGCGAGCTTGTCGCATGTGTATGATTTCATGTAGTAGAACGTCTGCTACTCTATTACATATTCTGGTAAATCTGCGAGAAGTTAGAGTGATGCGCTTAGATCCTGTTTTGTAACACAGGTGTAGCTCTATGCACTTTTTACGGTCCATATCGTACTCTGTATAATACATGCCACCAATCCAAAGGTGATTTTCTTCAACTTTTGGATCGTAGCTAATGCGACTTCTTACAGGCAACCAATATTTTATGTGTTTGGTTAGACGCTTGTTGAATTCGGTAATTGACAAGGGTTGATCGACAAGAAGATCCTTAGCCATATAGACCATGTCTATAATGGACTGTTTATCCCACTCACTCCAGTTAAAAGATGAAGCTATTGTCACGATTGGACTCCGATATGCTGTATTTACCTGACGGTAAAGAAAATCATTAAGTTAGCACTTAATGTACTACCAGTGCCTAATAACACCCGCTATAATAACCAAATTAGTTATTATATAGGTCAGCACTATTACAGTTCTTATTATAGCTATCTTATCGGATTCGGCGTTAGTGGATCCGGACTTCTCGCCCAAACTTTTAGCCCACAAACGCCAAACTCTTTTAAACCAATTACTTGACTTCGGTAAATTCAGCATCGATGGTATCCTGACCTGCTAAAGGATCATCATGCTTGAATCTTTTACCAGCATCCATTTCTCCCTCTTGTTTGGCCTGCTCTTTAACTTCTGCAGACTTTTGGAGGAATTTACCAAGGATATCTTTTACCGCAGTCGAAGCTTTAACAATTGATTCCTTATCAGTTCCCTGATTAGCAACCTTAGCTTCTGCGATAGCAGTTTCAGCTGTAGCACGTTCATCATCAGAAACTAAGTGACCTAACTCTTTCATCTCTCTTTCTGTTTGTGCAATAACTGAATCGGACTCATTGCGTACATTGATAAGCTCTAAAGTCTTCTTATCTTCTTCTGCATTGGCTTCTGCGTCCTGTACCATCTTTTCAATTTCAGCTTCGCTTAGACCTGAACTTGCTTTGATAGTAATTTTCTTTTCTTTACCAGTTTTCTTATCTTTGGCATTTACATCAAGGATACCGTTAGCATCGATATCGAATGTAACTTCGATCTGTGGCACACCGCGTGGTGCTGGATCAATACCTTCTAGATTAAATTCGCCTAGTAGTTTATTACCAACAACTAGATCACGTTCACCTTGGAATACTTTAATAGTAACCGCTGGTTGGTTATCTTCTGCTGTTGAATAAGTTTGGCTGAACTTAGTAGGAATGGTTGTGTTCTTCTTGATCATCTTGGTCATAACACCACCTTGTGTTTCAATACCAAGACTTAGAGGAGTAACGTCTAACAATAGAACGTCTTTACGTCCGCCACCTAGAACATCACCTTGTACTGCGGCACCTACTGCAACTGCTTCGTCTGGGTTAACGTCTTTACGTGGAGCCTTACCAAACAGTTTCTCAACTGCTTCTTGTACCTTAGGCATACGTGTTTGACCACCAACTAGGATAACTTCGTCGATATCTGCGGCAGTAACACCTGCATCTTTCATAGCAGTCTTACATGGAGCAATAGAACGCTCGATCAATTCTGCAACTAGGTCTTCTAACTTAGCACGAGTGATGTTGATATTCATATGTTTAGGACCTGTTGCATCTGCTGTGATGTATGGCAAGTTAACTGAAGTTTGTGCAGAGCTTGACAATTCGATCTTGGCTTTTTCAGCGGCTTCTTTTAACCGCTGTAGAGCAAGAACGTCTTGTGTTAGATCAACACCGCTGTCTTTCTTGAATTCTGAAACAAGATAGTCCATGATGCGTTGGTCGAAGTCTTCACCACCTAAGAATGTATCACCGTTAGTTGATAGAACTTCGATTTGCTTGTCGCCATCTACGTTAGCGATTTCGATAATGGACACGTCAAATGTACCACCACCTAAGTCGTACACAGCAATCTTACGATCTTTCTTATCTGTTTTGTCAACACCATACGCAAGAGCGGCCGCTGTTGGCTCATTGATAATACGTAGAACTTCTAAGCCAGCAATACGTCCAGCATCTTTAGTTGCTTGACGTTGTGCATCGTTAAAATATGCAGGTACTGTAATAACCGCTTGGCTTACTGTTTCGCCTAGATAGTCCTCTGCTGTCTTCTTCATCTTGCGAAGAACTTCTGCTGAAATTTGTGGAGGGGCTAATTTATCATCTTTAACTTGGATCCAAGCATCGCCATTGTCGGCTTTGATGATTTGATAAGGCATCAAGTCGATGTCTTTTTGTACTTCTTTCTCGTCGAACTTGCGTCCGATCAAACGCTTTGCGGCGTAGATAGTGTTTTTGGGATTTGTTACTGCTTGACGTTTAGCTGGTGCTCCAACTAGGATTTCGTCACCGTAAGCAATAATACTTGGCGTAGTACGAGCGCCTTCTGAATTTTCTAATACTTTGGCTGTTCCATTTTCAATAACAGCAACGCATGAGTTTGTTGTACCTAAATCGATACCGATAATCTTTGACATATTTTTCTCCTTTAATAAGCAAGATTTTGTATAATAAATGCCACTGCCCATTCGGCACAGTTGACCAAATATTTATACATTATAAATCCTGTAAAACTATAAATCAAGCCTTTTTGAATGTTGGGTCATAGGGCCCCGTATCATTATATTGAAACTTAATACTATTCGCTTTTCCTCTGGACGTTTGCGACCTACATCAACACCGTGTGTTAACCAACTTGGAAAGAAAGTTAATACGCCCTTTTCTGCTTGATTGCTTATGTAGGCAGTTTTAAATGATTCTTTGTCTAAATAATCCGGATCCCACATAACACTTGCTGGACGGGGATCCATGAATACTGTTGCTCCTGATCCTTCTGGCGCCTGCAAATATAGAAGGCCGCTAAGGAAACTGTTTGAGTGTGCGTGAATAATATGTTGGTGCCCTACTTCTGCCACATTACACCACATGCAAGTGATTTCGTGGAAACGTCTTTTAATGCCCATAACGTCTAACACTTCGCCTGCTTCATTATACAGGAAGTCTGTTATTTCTTGGAACTGGGGTAGGGTATGTAAGTTATCGTCAGTAGTCCATGCAAAGTCATTGCTATGTCCTGTACATGCGGATTTGAGTTTTTCTAATTCTACGATTATGCGATCGCATACGCTTGTATCTTCCAAACGAGATACAAACATAGGAGTGGCAAATAATTGCCTTAATTCTTTATCTACAGCTTTCATTCAGAATATTGACTTTGGTTAGCCCAGTAGTGATCTAAAGGATCTGGCTTGAAAGTCATGTGCGGTGCAATATCATTATCAAATATCTGCGCCATAGAATTCCAAAGGGCTTTGCGTTCTTTTTCGGTCATGCCCGCAACGCCAGGAAATGAATAACCGCCTGGATCTTCTTCTTTTACCAGACCGTAATCATGGCGGAAGGTCATACACATTGCGTGAATAATCTGTTCTCTGTTCATATCAGTAATTATCTTTTTAGTGTGGCGGGCCCTGTAGGAATCGAACCTACATCGCAAGTTTCGAAGACTCGTATTCTATCCATTGAACTAAGAGCCCATATATCCGTAGACAAAAATCATTTTTTGTAATTCCCATGTATCTACTTCGGGATGAGCTAACGGTATCCTCCATCGGCACTCATTCCATGCGGCTTCGTTATATCCAGAATTAAGAGTGTTAGCTCTTATCATAAAATCTCTTAGCCTATCTAATTCTCCCCATGCCCATAAATGGTAAGGCATAGTGTATAAATTCCTATGTATGACACTGAAATTATTATCGATAGCATCTAACCATTTAAGCGTTTCTTCTTTGCCTAAATATTCAGGAACCATAGCATGACCGTGGAACCCAAAAGACTTATGATACATGATAGGTTCAGTTACGCTAAATTGACGAGCTAACTCTACAGGAGCAAATTTAATTCCCTGGGACTCTAGATATTCCCGACCACTTACACTTATTACTTGATCTTCTAGGTAGCCTACATCGCCATCAAATACCTGCTCAAGATTTTTAGTTAACGACATTAGTTTTTTACTGCGTAAACTAAACCCACCATTACCTACACGCCATTCTTTGTTTTTAAACCAAGGTGCGCCGATATAGTCGTACTGCAAAAATTCATCTGTCCAGTTTTCTGGTTGTGTAGGGAAACCATCGTACTGTATAAAAAGAGCATAGCTGGTATCCACGAGATCACCTACGTCGTGGAGGCAGATACGTGAATGTTCAACACCGTCAAACTTATCCACGTAATGGAACTGATCGCAAGGATAAAATTCCTTGTCGCTGATTATAAGAACTTTTGCTTGGGGGAATATTTTTTTGGTATAGTCTAGAGCCATGACTGTTGCGTCATAATTTAAACTATCGATGACTACAATGGTTAGGTCTTTTAGCATATATAAAATTTGGTGCCCCCACCATGATTCGAACACGGGACCTACGGTTTACAAAACCGTTGCTCTACCAGCTGAGCTATAGGGGCATATGGTGCGGCTGGGTGGATTCGAACCACCAAAGGCGATGACTAAGTCGTTGCCCTATCCTACACCGTGAAGTGAGAGCTTTGCTAATTTGCTTACAGCCGCATAGTAATTATACAATCTGCGGCAAAATCTCACAAGTATTTTGGTGCTCAAACCAAGAATCGAACTTGGAATTCATTCTTACCAAGAATGTGTTATTCCATTTAACTATAAGAGCTTAAACGATATCAAAGTTAATAATACAGCGTACATCCTCTGTAGGACCGGAACTGCTGTGATAGTACGTTCCGTCAAATAGGATACAACGTCCTTTTTTTGGACTGATGCGATCTTTTACCTTTAAATCTATTTTGGAAAAATCAGGGTTAGGCATCGCCGGATCAAACTGCTTATCAAAGATAAAAGTATCGCCGTCTGTATCGTTTACGTAATACAAGCATACTAAATGTTCCATACCGTAATCTACATGAACATTGTCATACTGCTTTCTTAGTTTGTCCGCGATAGGAAAGTGCATGAAGCTACGGCTCTGGATCATGCCTTTAGCTTCGTACCCGATCTTGTTCACGGCTTCAAACATTAAGGGCATGGTAAGATAATACATCATAGGACTGCGTATACCGCCCGAGTCTACATCAAAAAAGATATGGCTAAGGCCGGGTGTACGACCTTGTATCTTAGCTCTAGGATCATCAACGTCTAATGCTATATCACGCTGATAATGCCACGGAGCATTTTTATTCAATAGTTCTCGTTCTATCAAATCTTGATAGCCGGGCGATACTACATCGTCTAGAACATAAACGTCACCTAGCATATTAACCAGTACGATGAATCAAGTGATATCCAAACTGTGTCTGAACAGGCTCGCTGATCTCACCTAATGGTAAAGCTACAGTCGCATCTTCAAATGGCTTAACCATCTGGCCTGGGCCAAAGTTACCTAAGTCGCCACCATTGCGTCCACTTGGACATTTGCTGTGTGCTTGTGCCAATGAACCAAAGTTCAATGCGTTTGCTTGACTGCGTAGGCTCTGTGCCTGCTCTAATGTTGGTACTAGAATATGACTTGCTCTCATTTTTTTCCTTTATAAGTATGAGTGTTCTTTTAAGAACTGAACGTAATCCTCGACTCCTTCTGGAATCGATCTGCACAGGGATACGTCAAACCCTGTTGCTTCTAATGCTGTTATATCTGCTTTGGTGTCTGTTTGATACTGCGCTCTAAGATCAGCAGGCATTGGAATATAATCTAAGTAGACTTCTTGATCTACATGCTTGACTAATTCTTTAGCTACTCTCTCAAAGTTAGAACTCTTACCAGTACCTAGATCGTAGACACCTGCCCTAAAGTTTTCGACCATGTGCCATACTGCACGGCAGACATCCTCAACATAGATAAAGTCTCGATAATATTGATCACTGTCTTCAAATATCTTGATACTTCCAGTTTCTTGTATTTGATTGTACCAGTTGAGTATTGTTGATGCCATACGTCCTTTGTGATATTCGTTGGGTCCGTATACATTAAAGAATCTCAAACAGGCCGCACGATCTTTGATTTCTCTTTCAGCAAGTTGTTTGCTTAGAGCATATTGATTCAAAGGACCATTACCGTTTCCATATACAGCCGCCGAGCTTGCAAATACCATTGGTATACGCAACTCACTACACAGCCCCGCCAGCTTTCTAGTTGGATGAATGTTTTGTTTGTAAATTGAATTCCAGTCATTGTGCAAAGTGTTAGTGATAGCACCTAGATGTATAACTGCTTCAATCTCCCCTGGGCTATAATGACCTAGCAGATCAAGTTCTCTTTCTTCCATAATAGAAAAAGTCTTGCCCACAAGATTTTTATATTGTTCGGCATGAGGCATATTATCGATAACCATCACGTCAGCACGACCGATACTGTTTAAGTACCCGACCATGGCACTACCAATAAAGCCACCACCACCTGTAACTATAATCATTTAAACCTCTTTCATATTTGTGTGTTATTATAACATAGTATTTTAAATATGTCTACTATGAATACAAAAGATATCGGACTTTTTCCATTATTTGCTTGGCCCTTGATGCGCCATATCCTAGAAGATAAACAGGATGTTAACCAAACTCTGCTAGATATCGTACAAAATGAACCATTGCGTGATAATCAGGGCAACCTAATACACACAGCAATAGACATTTTGGAACGTCCAGAATTGGCAAAACTAAAGCAAGATATCCTTGAGCATGTTAGTTTTTATGCTCGTGACGTGCTGGCCTATGAAGATATTGAAATTGAACTAACTCAAAGTTGGATCAATGTTACAGTACCCGGTCAGCATCATCACATTCATAGACATACAAATAGCATCATTAGCGGCACTTACTATCCTTTCGGAGTAGAGAAGAGTCCTATAGTATTTCATAACCCAAATACATTTCAGTTCGTACCGAATGTAGATGAGAACAATCAAAATCCTGTAAGCATGATTAGCAAAAACTGTATCTATGTTACGCCTAACCCAAGCGAATTAATGCTTTGGCTAAGTCCTATGGTTCACGGTGTTAAGAAGAATGAAAGCGAGAATAACAGAATTTCGCTTTCATTTAATATTATGATTAGAGGCTACGTTGGCCACGCCGAAAGTTTAAGCGGCGTCAGATTGTAAAATCTTGTATTCGTAGTTTACAGTATCTTCGTTTTCGCGTAGTGTAACAGCACCGTTCTTGTGATGAAATCGGCGAGCCATTTCTGTCTTAGGGCTCAATGTTACAAAGCGAGTAACTCCGGGAAATTGTTTTTTGATTTCCTCTACTGTTTGTAGTAAGAGTTCTTTACCTGCGCCAGGTGCGTAACTCCAAATTGTGTAAAAGATCGCTGTAGTAGGCGCTAGAGCTTCTTGTGCTAACTCAGATACAGAAGCGGGAACTTGGTCGCATAGGCTCACGCATACCATAGCCTTTGGATCTTCTCCGTCAACGATACTGCTAACAAAACGGTTATTGCTGACACGGAACTCAGCAGGCAACTCAGGACGCACTGGGTCATCCTTGATGAATTCTAGCAGTGGACTTGTGATGTCTGTTATAAATGTTAGCATATAATTATTTATCTGGTTAACAAAAAAATGGAGCGGAAGGCGGGAGTCGAACCCGTCTATTTCAGTTTGGAAGACTGACGTGTAACCACAAACACTTCATCCGCACTTTATAGGTGCTCTCTGTGACGCTTGAATTCGCGGTAGCCCAACTCTTCCTGGCCGGTCCTTGCTTTGGTCGACTTTGGCAAGTTTTTCGGTGTTCCAGTGTAGCTACTCAAAGAGCACGTATAAAGTGTCTAGCTACTCACACCACATGAGCCCTAGACTGAGCGGTTACTCTGTCCATAACATTTATTCTTCTGGAGCAGGCGTTATACCTTACCTACGGTTGTTTCCTAGGCTCTTAAGAGGAGCTGTGAGGTCGAGTCCGTATGTACCTAGCCGTTTCTATGGTGATGGCCCCACCCACTTTCTTACGGAAAAGTGTAACCGGGTGTTTGGTGCTGTATTACTACAACAAATTTGGTGCAAGTGGCCGGGGTCGAACCGGCATCCCTTTTTATCGGGGGCGGGTTTTAAGCCCGCTGAGTATACCTATTTCTCCACACTTGCAATTAATTTTTTAGATATTATATCAGGTATACCAAATTTCCTTAAAACCTTCCTCTTCTGTAGGCATCTCAAAACTCGCCAACATTCCTTCTATTACAGAATCTGGAATTTCTTTCCCAGGACGACTGTCTAATCTACGCTTTAGTTCTCGCCTTGGCGGTGTTTCGAACACTACGGCAATATGCTCATAATCGGGCAACATGCTAAACTTACGAGCACGACTTTTTACTGTGGTGCTGGTTTGATCCCAAATTATAGTATGTCCATGCTTACGTGCAAATACAACTTGTTCAGCCATCGATTCTACTGCCTTGGGCATATATTCTGTAAAAACTTCAGAATAAGTTTTGCCCACTGATCGAGCATAATCTTCAACAAAGGCATCGGTTGAAACTATAGTTAGCCCTAACGCCCAGTCTTGATTTTTAATCCATGTGCTTTTACCACTACCCGGCATTCCAACCAATTGATAACACTTAGGCATCCAACTTCTCCAAATCATGTTTTAGGCGTTTGTGAAAACTATCTTCACCATCATCGCCACTAACCAGCCAATCAATACGCTGTGCGTAAACATGTGCTTGTCTTAATATTATAAGGCCTTTTTTAAATTCTGCAATAGTTTCTGGCGTAAAATGACAACCTTTACGATCACCATACTGATTTACTTCTTCACTATCGTTGTCAAGGATCAACTGTTCAACTTCGTCTGCGATGTTGCCAATTTCCCATTGCTTGTATTGAAAATGTCCACCGCTCATTCTTCAACTCCAAAATGTAGGTTAATCTTCTTACTATTCTTTAGAAATTCTTTTAAGGCCAAATCGCTTGTGTAACATTCTTCCGTCCACAATGACTCGACACATTCTCGCACAATCAACTCGGCGAACTTTTCATCACGGATGCTATTGTATAGCACAATCTCCCTAAGGTCGGGCTCAATCTCACGAGCCAACGCATCGGCTTGTTTAGACAGTTTATAGATTTTTTTGTTCATATATCACCTTCATAATTGCTAGGCACGATAAGTCCAGAATCGAGCACCACACCGTTTATAGTGTGGGGCTCGTTCTCGTCATAGGTCCAACCCAATTTTTTCATCATTTTGTGCTTTACGAGCAAGTTAGGACTGCGAAACACTTCTGTATCGTTGAATCCCATCATTACTCCTACTTCACAAACTGCGCCACTTCGGCATACGCCTGCTACACAATGTACTACGACATCCATGTGGTTGTCGAGAGCATGTTGCAACAAACGTACAAGTTCCTCTGCTTGTGCATCGGTGATTTTAAATTCCTCGGCATCGGGCATATCATCACGCTCAAGATCAAGGAACTCAAACTGATGAACTTCTTTGAACTGATGCTTCGGCGTAGGAAACTCCATAGCAGGATCAACAATTTGGATCAACATGGAATTCTCTCCCACAGCCACATGATGTCCTTTAGGAATGTCTGAGAGTGATACGTTCTGAATCCACATGTTAATCCGCCCTGTTAAAATTACCGTTCTTGAAACCTACTTGACCACCTTCGTCCTTGATGCGTCTTACAACGTCCTCAAACAACATAGGGGCAAAGTCTGGCAACTGTTCAACGCAAACGCAATGATAGCGCAAATCGTTTTCGTCACTGTACAAGACTTCACCTGTACGTGCATCAACACCTCGAGCCTTACGCACACGATTAGCATGTGTATGACCGTGGATGTTAACACCGAAGCGACCCATACTATCACTGTGCAATGGGATATGACTCAAGATCATACCGTCCATCACATGGTACGCCCGCAATTCACGGAAGTACCGTCTGTACTCGTCATCACGGAAGATATCGTGGTTACCTCGGATCAAAACCTTGTCACCGTTCAATCTACCCAATGTCGCCAAAGCTCTACGGTTAATAACCGCATCACCCAAATGGTATACCTTGTCTGTAGGCTTGACTCTTTCGTTCCAAGCCTTAACCATTGCTTCGTCCATTTCCTCAGGCGTATCCCAAGGACGCAACTTTGTCACGCCGTCTGCCCTAGTAAAGCGACATACGCCCACGTGACCAAAGTGCGTATCTGATACTAAAAATACACTCGGCATATATCGCTCCTTTCTTACCAAAGTAAATTAAAATTGCCTGCCAGTACTTTTTTAACACTGGCAGTCTTGTTTGTTAAGTGATCTTTGACAACATCGTCCTGGAAGCGATAAGTTCGGATTTTATCTCCACGCATGCCACTACCAACTTGTTGACGTCTATCGCTTGCTATGTTATTATTATAACTGGTTTTTACCAGATTGTCAAGTCTTTCTTCTATAGTTTTTCTAGCTAAATCCAAACTATTTTGCCGGCTACGACATTGTGCTGTGGCTAAGATGCCACTAGGAATGTGAGTTATCCGGCAAGAGTTTTGGTGCTTGTTGCGGTGCTGTCCACCTGCACCTGTACCTGAATACCATTCTATTTTAAGATCAGCATCCGCCACCTTTATCGTTGGTGCGCTTTCATCTATGATTGCTACAGTTACGGTGCTGGTATGAACACGACCCTTGCGTTCGGTAGGAGGAACTCGCTGTATGCGATGCCCTCCGCTTTCGTTTTCTAAGCCGGATAAATCAGTACCCTCGACAAGTATATGAACTTCGCCAAGATATTCATTTATCAGGCGGGTAGTTCATCCCATGCTTTGGGCAAATCTGCGATATGCTTCTGCTAGATCTTTAGCAAATAGTTTACTATCATCGCCGCCTTCTGCGGCCCTAATCTCAATCGTTCGTTTCATTACGGTCTCCTCTTTTTCCAATCGTATGCGACACCATCTGGGCACATACCGTCTTTGATTGTGTCTGAACCAAACACACCTACAAGTTCCATACCATTCACTCGAATAGTAACGAACTTGCCTATTACCTTTGCCCAATCCATTGCCTGGGTTAGAGTTTCAAACTCTACTTCTACTTCGTTATAATTTACTGTTATCATGTGTATAGTATAACATATATGGTTTTACCTGTCAACCATTAAAATAAAGACTGTTGTAGAAATACAACAGTCTTTGGAATTGGTGTGGGTGTTCAACAGCACACCCACTAAACTGTACTTAGAAACTGTAACGATCGCTCATTACAGTCTTTAACATGATCCCTTCTGGTGTGAACTCGCTCATGTCTGCGGCAAGTA